CACAGTAAAGCTGACCGTGATCCCGCTGCCTTGGCAAGGGCCACTGAACAGCTTGTCAGCGCGAGGTGTACCACTGCCATCAATGCTCATCTCGTAAGTGGTTTGCGTGCCTGCGTGCTTGCTTACTACCGTGAACTGATTGGTGTAGCTGAACGGGCTCTTGCTGCCAAGGCCCAGCTGTCCAACGAAGTCGTTGCTGGTAGTCTTGGTGCTGGCAAAATAGCGAGTGTAGATGTTGAGCACGTCTTCTTCGCTGAGCCCCACACCGTGATCTTCCACGGCAAAGAAAGGCTGGTCGTTGCTGGGCAGATGCACGACGAACGGATCAGCATTGCCTGCTGCCACGTGGCTGTCACCTGCGTTGCAGCTGAGCTCACGCACGATGGCTTTGATCTTGTCGCTGTAGAGACCATCGCTGAGGATCTTGAATGCCTTGCCAGTGGCCGCGATGGTAAATGCGCCGTTGCTATCTGCTGCTGTTGCTGTATCTTCGATCTTCATGCCAGCTCCTCTGTGCTACATGCTCAATATAGCACACATTGTGATAGTGTCAACCAATTATTTGACAGTTAGGTCATTGAATTTACTGTCAAAAAATGCGTAAATTGCCGCTTAATTGTGGATATGAGGGCTGTGGAACCTGTACCAATCGCTGTCGTGGTATCCCCAGCACCAATCATAATCCATCATGGTCAAGATGCCATAGCCCAGTACCGACCATATGTACCACCATGCCAACCCAACAAATATGGGCATATACCATATGGCCACTCGTGCAAAGCTGCCGGGTCCATCTATGGCTTCTGCCAGCATGCCAATACCCACCGTCCAAAAGACTATGGCAGCGATCCCGATGAACGGGCCCTGGATGCCAGAGAAAACCAGCCAGGCCATCCTGCATCTATCCAAATCACCGCCAAACAAGCACACGAAAGGAGTGCAAACTATGTTGGCCAGGATCAAGAACCAAAATATCGGTCCCTGCCGCATCCTCGTAATCCAGACTGCACCGTAGAAGATGATGAAAATTATGAAGACGAATTGGAACGCTTCCCATATCTTCCGTAGCATGTGCTGTCCTCTTGATGCGTTCAGCTATCGATATCTTCTCGGTAGTTAAGCATGGCTATGAGAACAGCCAGCGACGCTGAGCATGCCAAGAACAACAATGCGCAGCCTATGATCAATCTCATGACCTTGACCTACTGTGATATGTACCGGACATGATCCAACACACGCCCATCAGCCACAGTGCTTGCGGTACGACGGTAGCATACATCATGGCTCTCATGGTATGCGGCATTTTAGACTCCGTAAATCACTTTTGCCTGAGGATGCCTGTGCCTCAGCAGGTTGATGGTTGCATTCACTTCATCGAGGCTAGGCAAATGGTGTTTTTCCATCACATCGTCACCCTTCCACAGCACCACAACATAACAGTCCTGTTGGCTGTCAAAGAAAGCTTCTATCTCCATTTGCCGGTCCTCCCAGCAGTATATATCGCTATTTCTTGATGATGCTCTTGAGTTCGGCTAGTTTATCTGGATCTGCTTTGTTCTTAAGCGTGTTGCTGTTGAGATTTGGCAAAGGTGCTGTGGTGATTGACTGTGGTCGATGAGGGATAGGTTCTGGCAGGTTCATGCGAGCTATCTGCTGATCAAGTTCCTTGAACTCTTCCATAGAGAAACGTAAGAAATATCCAATACCAACGCAAAGTAGCACGAATATGAGATGAAGGAATAGATTGAATCCCAGGCTCATGAGCGCATCAGCAGTGCCATTACAACATGCTCCTCTAGGTTGTTGTGCGTTTCTCGGAACTTCTTCATCAGTTTCGCGTGTTTTTCCGTCTGCTTGCGATGAAATCTGCAGGTGATCTCTTCCCGCCAGATGGCCATGGCCTGATCCTCGCATACTTCGTATAGCTTGGTCATTTCTCGCTTGGTATCATATGGCAAAGCATTTATCTTGCGGCGCAGCTTTTGGCTTTCGGCATGCCACCAAACGTTGTCAAACGTCCACGAGTTGCTTGCGGACATGTTTGTCTGTTCGCTTGTATGAGCCCTTGCCCTTGCGGGCCGAGACCTTGCGTTGACGAAATAAGGGATTCGCGAGAGCTTTTGCATAGGCATTGCGCACTGTGACCTCCTCTAGTATGATTGTGGTACTATAGCACGCAGCCATGATCTGTCAATCAGTAATTTGGAACGCGGTAGCAGTGGCGTTCATAACCGATGAAATTACCCCACTGATCAAACAAGCGCTCACGGCGGCATTCCGTGTGCCAGCCCGGCTCTTCGTAGTAACGCGGTTGTGCCATAGCACCACCTACGATACCACCAACGATCAGTCCTCCTACCAGAGGAGCTACCCAGTTACCACCACCGCCACCATAACCCGGGCGAGGGCCACGATAATCAGCGTGGGCTGCAGAAGTTGCTAGAATGGTAATTGCGATTGCCATAGACAATATCTTACGCATTTTCTTCTCCTTGTACCAGCATATTAACACATGATATGCGGTTGTCAAGCACTATTTACTGCTCAACAGCGTCTTTCCATTTGGCGCTTTCTAGGTCAAAAACCCTGGCCCGCAGCCCGCTGCTGCTGAAATTATGCCTGCGCTCGTTGAAAACTATTTCTATCCCACGATCCTGGCATATCTGCAACCCAGTAAATTGCTTGCCCTGATATTCCTCACCTAAGATTCGCACATTGATGGGCAGGATGTTTAGCAGATCTTCCAGATCTTTCTCGGTGTCATATACCCATACTTCGTCCACAAAACGGCAGCCCTTTACTTGGATCTGCCGTTCCACTATGCTTTGTACTGGCTTGTTCTTGCTCTTGCGATCCAGAGTTGGATCGCTCTGCAAACCCACTATGAGCCAATCACAGTGCGTCTTGGCCTGTTCAAGCATGGCCACATGCCCCGCATGGAATAGATCCATGGTGCTGCAGGTGAATCCTATCTTACCCGTGCGGGACATGTGTTGCTCCTATCAGTCTGCTGGCTTAGCTTCTACGTCAATTGGCTCGTCTGGGCTGGGAGGCGTGCTCTGGGCCTTGTACACGATCTCACCAATCTTCATCAGCGTCTGACCAAACTTCTCCAGCACTGGCTTCATCTCAGCCACATCCTCACCGGCGATGGCTGTGCGAACGTCTGCTATAGCTGCTTCAACTTCAGACTTGAGATCAGCTGGGATCTTGTCCTCATGTTCCTGCAGCTGCTTCTCAGCCATGTGTATCTGGCTCTCAGCACCGTTGCGAGTCTCGATCACCTCGCGCTTCTTCTTGTCAGCTTCTGCGTTTTCCTCAGCTTCGCGAACCATGCGCTCGATGTCCTCGTCGCTGAGTCCACCGCTGCTCTGGATGGCGATCTTCTGTTCCTTGCCAGTGGCTTGGTCCTTGGCACTGACATGCACGATGCCGTTGGCGTCGATGTCAAAGGTCACTTCGATCTGTGGCATACCGCGAGGTGCTGGTGCAATGCCAGTTAGCTCAAAGTTGGCCAAGCTCTTGTTGTCGCGTGCGATCTGGCGTTCGCCTTGGAACACTGCGATGCTCACAGCTGGTTGATTGTCCGCTGCCGTTGAGAAAACCTGGCTCTTCTTGGTTGGTATGGTGGTGTTGCGCTCAATCAGCTTGGTGAACACACCGCCCAGCGTTTCAATGCCAAGGCTCAGAGGAGTCACGTCCAGCAACAGCACGTCCTTGACGTCGCCCTGCAGAACACCGCCCTGGATGGCAGCGCCCATGGCCACCACTTCATCTGGGTTAACTCCTTGGCTAGGATCGCGCTTGAAGATTTCCTTGACCGCCTGCTGTACCTTGGGCATGCGCGTCTGACCACCAACGAGGATAACCTCGCTGATGTCACTGGCCTGCAGTCCTGCATCAGCCAATGCCTTGCGGCAAGGACCCTGTGTGCGTGTGACCAAGTCATCAACCAGGCTTTCCAGCTTGGCACGTGAAAGTGTCACGGTGAGATGCTTTGGACCGTCCTTGTCTGCGGTGATGTAGGGTAAGTTAATTTCTGTCTGGCTGCTGGAGCTCAGTTCAATCTTAGCCTTTTCAGCAGCCTCCTTGAGGCGCTGCAGTGCCATGGTGTCTTTGCGCAGATCAATGCCCTGTTCGTTCTTAAACGTGTCTGCGAGGAAGTCAACTATGCGAAGGTCAAAGTCTTCGCCACCCAGCTGCGTGTCGCCGTTGGTGCTGAGCACTTCAAACACGCCATCGCCCAGTTCGAGGATGCTAACGTCAAAGGTACCACCACCTAGATCGTACACGGCAATCTTGCCGCTCTGCTTCTTGTCCAAACCATATGCCAGCGCAGCTGCAGTTGGTTCGTTGATGATGCGTAGCACTTCCAATCCAGCAATCTTACCTGCATCCTTGGTTGCTTGGCGTTGGCTGTCATTGAAGTAAGCCGGCACAGTTATCACTGCTTGGTCAACTGTGTTGCCAAGATAGCGCTCAGCAGTTTCCTTCATCTTGGTCAGTATCTTGGCAGATACCTCACTGGGGCTCATCTTCTTGTCATCAACTTCTACCCAGGCATCGCCGTTTGCAGCTGCTACGATAGCATAGCTCAGCAGCTTCTTGTCCTTCTGCACGCTGTCATCTTCGTAGCGGCGGCCAATCAAGCGCTTGACTGCATGTAATGTGTTCTTGGGGTTGGTCACTGCCTGTCGCTTGGCAGGTGCCCCTACCATGGTCTCGCCATCCTTGAAACCCACGATGCTAGGCGTGGTGCGAGCGCCTTCTGCGTTCTCCAAAACTTTAGCCTTGCCACCTTCGATCACAGCCACGCAGCTGTTGGTGGTTCCAAGGTCAATACCTATCACTTTGCTCATTTCTATCTCCTCATAAAGCAAGATGTTGTCATGGCCGGCCGTAGCCCGGCCATGCTCATTATATAGTAATTGGTTCAGTGCTTGTCAAGCGGCATACAAGGGCATTGGACGCATGCTGACGATCTTTGTGGGCTCCTGTGGTGGTTCCCCTCTGGTGATCGCATGCACTGCCTGCATGCCATAGATCACCTTGCCCCAAACGGTGTATTGGCGATCCAAGAAGTTGGCGTTGCCAAAGCAGATGAAGAACTGATCGCTGGCACTGTTTGGATCGCTGGTGCGTGCCATGCTGCAGATGCCTTCAGTATGAGGCACGTCGTTGAACTCTGCCAACAGCTGAGGTAGAGCCTGTTTGGTCCATCCTCCCTGTGCCATGAATCCATCTATGACCCTGTGGAAGTCAGTACCGTCGTAAAGGCCTTGTCCGGCCTGGCGCAGTATCTGTGCCACATGATTAGGGGCCTTGTCAGGGAAGCATTCTATGAGAACGGTCCCTGTGGTTATCTCCATCTTGATTATTGGATTGGTCATTTTCGTTCTTCCTTCTTTAGATTCTTGATGTCATAGCCATCCCATGGCTCTGCACCATCCTATCACATTCATTGTGGCGAACCACATGGTAACCAACATGATCCAAGGTTGACCTCGGCGATAGCTGGCAACTACTTGGCTGGTGCTGCCAACGAAATAGAATGGATAGATGAATGCCATGTTTGGATGATGAGCAGTGCTTGCCAACATTATGCTGGCTCCCACACTGAAGAAAAAGTTCTGCATTTCCAAGTAGAAAGCCAGCCGGTCGCTGCTGTAACTGTCTGCCCAGACCCTTTTGATCTTGTACCACATGGTCAATTATATCATATCACTCAAAGATATACAAAAGATAAATAATTTATTGGAGAATCCCATGTGCGTCGTTTCAGCAAAATATTTCCCTGATGTGGGCTGGGTTGGTGTGAAGAATCGCGACCGCAATTACATACCAGAGATCAGCTTCAAGCGAGAAAATCGCGACGGCGTTGAAGTCATGCTGTTCTGGGACGATGTCACTCAATACTGCGAAGGCATGAACAGCGGCGGAGTCTGCATCATCAGCGCTAGCTTGATGGTAAAGGATGATGAAAAAGAGATACAGGTCCGCACCAAGACACCCAGCAAGGATGGCGTAAAGCTCAAGAAGGCTCTGCGTTATCCTAATGTCAAGGCAGCTGCTATGAGCCTTATCAAGGAAAAGCTGCCAGGCAACACGCTGATATTTGACAAGGATACCTGCTACCTGCTAGAAGGCTGTTGGGAGCCAGGCGAGTACGAAAACCAAAAGTACGCTTACAAGATCAAAGAAATACCACACGATCAAACCATAGTGCGCACCAATCATGGTGTGCTGCTGCCCTGGGCTGGTTATCAGCGCACAGAAGAAAGTGAAGCTCAGACCATGAGCCGCATCAGCAGCGAGAGCCGCAAGCTGATAGCAGAGAAGATCATAGCAGATGCCAAGTCTCCACAGGACATGATTGATGGCCTAGCAGGAGTATACAGCGACAACCCGCAACTCAACTGTCTGCGCACCACAGACAACAAGAAGCTGATGCGTACCACCAGCCAAATCATGATCACGCCAAGCGAAAGCACATTTGCAGTGCGTCCAGTCCAGAGTCACATGACCTTTAACTTCTGGGACCTCAACCATCCCAAGCACAAGTGCTTCGTGGAGATACTCAGCAACAAGGTGCTTTATGACCATCGCAAGGAGATGGGTACCAAGCCGTTCCCCAAGATGCAGCACAGCAGCGAGTGACCATGGCTGCCTGGGAACACATACCTTATTTCGCATACGGTCACAATACCAACGTCCAGGAGATGTACAAACGGGTACCAAAAGCACGCCTGCTGGGCCATGCGGATCTGCATGATTGGAAGTATGAGATGGAACATGTGAGCAACATAGTTCCATCCGAGGGCGATACGGTGCACGGGGTCCTATGGATAATACCCATCCAACAACTGGACAAGCTGGATTGGGCAGAGGCTTACCATCACAACTATCGCCATCAGATCGTGACCGTGGAATACGATGACAAGATGCTAAAAGCCATGTCGTATGTGCTGATGAAGAAATATCACAGTGATGAACCACCCACTGCCAATTATGTGGATTATGTGGCCACAGGCTATCGTGAGAATGACATCCCAATGAGACAACTGATCACAGCCCTGGACCATCGCATCACAGAACTGAAATCGCAAAAATAAAAAAGGGTCCCAGTTTCCTGGAACCCTTTGCCTCCCTAGACTTGTAATAACAAGTTCTTAGTGATTAGGCCTTCTTGCTGCGGCCCTTGACCAGCGTGTACGCAACGCCATGTGCACCAGTGTCACGGAACACGACAGGAGTCGTACCGATCTTGTAACCTTCCTGGCGGAGCTCGGTGATACGAGCGCGGAGGTTCTGGATCTTGAAGCGGCTCTTAGCCTGCTTGCTGGTGAGCGTATTACCCTTGGCGAGGTAGTTAATTACCTTTTCAGCTTGTGTAGTATAAGCGGTCATTTGTTTTATCTCCGGTTAGTTTCGATTGTGCTGTCCTGTGGACAACTTTCATGTGCATTATTACTATACACTAGTCTAGAGATCTGTCAACCCCTCAATCTGAGGGTAAAAGCTCAGCCATCAGCGGAAATCCGCTCTGGCGGGCAATGGCTATGGTTTCATCGCGCTTTTGGGCAGCTACTTCGTGGCTATATGTGCCCGCTACACCGCGTCCATTTGTGTGGATGTGCATCATGATGTCCTGTGCTTCCTCGAAGCTGCGATGGAATATCTGCATGAGCACCAGCACCACGAATTCCATGGTAGTTGCATCGTCGTTGATCAACCACACGTTCCACATGCGAGGAGGGGCCATCGCTACGCGCTCAATCACCGCAACAACGGTTGATTTATCTGTCTTAGCCATAGGTCCCTCCTGTTGATGCTAGATTATATGGTTATGCGTCGCATAACGCAAGGTCATTCCGTTGGAGTGGTAACATCTATGACGTTGCCATTGGTTATGGGAATCACCCTGCCCTTGCTGGATTCTGGAATCTCGCGCTCAAGCTCGATGATCAGCAGTCCATCTTCCATCTTGGCAGATATCACCTTGATGTGCTCTGCCAAGGTGAACTGACGCTCAAAATCTCTGGACGCGATACCACGATGGATCCAATTACGTCCGTTCTGATCCTCAGCCTTGCTGCCGCGAACCATCAAGATGCGATCGTTGGTGAGATAGATTTCCAACTCTTCCATCTTGAATCCAGCCACTGCTAGTTCAAGCTGGTAACCATTTTCGTCGTGAGTGAGATTATAAGGCGGATAGGTTACCGGATTGCTTGCTACTCTGGCAATCATGGGCTCAAAGCCTATGGCAAACCGGTTGAGATCCTTGAAGAGATCTTCCATCGAATTGAAGACTGTAGCTGTTGGATGACGCATTTTTATACCTCCTGTTAAAGCGAAGCATCATTTGTGCAGGCCCCGTAGGCACCTGCATTGCATATGTAATGTGTGCCAACCTCAAGGTCAAGATCAGAAGCTACCCATAAATATCGCAGCTCAACGGAGATCATGCATGCTTGGTTATATCACTGGCCCAACAGGACCAACTGGGGTTGGTGTGCGGGGTGCAACTGGTGCTACTGGTCCCATTGGAGCTCAGGGATATCCAGGAGGGACTGGTCCCACAGGACTGCGTGGTTCAACCGGCCCAAGCGGTCCAACTGGACAGCCCGGGACGTCGGTCAACACCGGACCAACTGGTCCTACCGGATCAGCAGGTGCAGGCAGCTTGGCCAGCAGGACCACGCTGGAAGTGACTACTTCAAATCTAGCAGTTGGTTCAAACGTAGGTGTTTCTGTCAATGGATTCAAGGGCTATAACCTCTATAGCATACAGGTGAATCACGCAGCATGGGTTACCGTTTACAGCAGCTTTGTTGCACGTACCAACGACCAATCGCGTGCCATATCTACCAATCCTACCCCGGGTAGTGGTGTGATAGCAGAAATCATATCAAATGGGCCAACTACTCAGCTGATAACACCAGCTGCAGCGGGCTTTAGCAGCGAAAATCCACCAACTACCTTGATTCCCATGAAGGTGGCCAACAATGGTAACTCAGCTGTACCCGTGACCGTAACACTAACTCTGCTGCAGACGGAGATATGAAATGAACCGTGTTCCTCTTGCTAGAACAAATGTTGTGATACCAGCAGATTCAGTCAGTGCATCGGCTGTAAACGAATCATGGATCATGAAAGCAACTCTGTTGCTGCGCAGGCCCACATATAAAGGTCGCAGCATGATCGAGCATGCCAATGCGATTACCCGCGGCGAAGACACTCACATAAGCTATGAGGAATTCATATGCAGATATGCTGCCAGCGACGCTGACATAGCTGCTGTGCAAGCATTCGTTGGATCCCACGGCATCGCTGTTATAGATTCTCATGTAGGTGCGGCATCGGTGAGACTTCAAGGCACCATAGCCCAATTCAACTCTGCCTTTGGCATAACTCTCTTGGCAGTGCAAAAACCTGATCGCACATACATCAGTTATCAAGGCATGCTGTCAGTGCCTGCGGAGCTAGACGGCGTGATCGATCACGTTTTTGGTTTGCACAATCCCGTAAAACTAGAACACGCAGCCCGTCCTGTAGAAAACGTCGACGGCCTACCAACAACAGCGACTGCATTGACTCCGACCCAGATAGCCACTGCCTACCAGATGCCTTCTAATACCGGCACTGGTACCTGCATAGGAATCATTGAATACGGCGGCGGTTATACCACTCAGAATGTCACATCCAGCTTCGCACCATTGGGATTTGCCGCCCCAACCATCACAAACACCAACGTAGATGGCGGATACAATAACCCCAGTGACACCAATGGGGCACCAGAAGTGATGCTAGACATATATGTTGCAGGTGGGATTGCTCACACCAGCACATTGGCCATGTAC